AGGGAGGGCGGGGGGGACCCGCGGCTAACGTAAAAAGGGGGGTATAGGGGTTACTGTGGGGCGTTCTAGTGCTAGGTGAGGTAGTGCTGATACCTATGAGCTAGGGGTAATGTTAGGCTAGGCGTAGGCGTAGTGTGTGTGCGTTGTAGGGTGTGTGGGCTAGGGCGTACTGTAGGCTAATCTACAGGCACAAAAAAGGGCGGTGAGTACCGCCCTTAGATAGGTAGTTAGTTGTTAGCTAACTAAGGCTACTTCGCCATGACGTTTAGACCATGCATCATCACCCTTCATTTTACTGATATAGGTACGAAGTATTTTAGATGGTGTCTGTTCATACGCAACACCACTAGCATTAACCCATGCTAAGTCCCCCTCACTAATGACCGCTAAGTCATCAATCTGTTTAACGGTAGCAGTACCGCCTAACGCATCAAGTAAGCCTAAGACAAGTTGTACTTGTCTAGGTGATACCGCTCTATTATCAAAGGCATCATCAGTTAATGATAATGTCATTGTTTGAGCAACACCACCACCGCTTTTGCCTATAGGGGCAAAGCGTGATTTGGCTGTATTGATATTATCAATAGCTGTTTTAATAGCTACTGCGTTTTCTTTTTGTTGTTTATTCATAATGAATAACCTCACACATACTTATAGTTAATATAGAAGGTTAGTGTATTGCCTGTCTATGTTACCTATTGTACATACATGAGTGAGATATGCAATACATATATGTTAACTATTTAACATAGGTTATATATAAGGGTTTATTTATTTATTCTACGATTTTAGCGATTTTCTTTTTATTTAACACGATTCGCCCGAATCTTTTTTATTATATAACCGATTCGCCCGATTCTTTTATAATAGAGTGATAGAGTGAGGGAATGGGTAGAGTATGAGGGATAGAGTAGAGCGACGGATAGAGTGATAGAGTAGAGTGATAGAGTAGAGCGGACACAAAAAAGGGGACCGAAGTCCCCTCATTCGTTAACCGTGGTTAGCTGACAGTAATCAGCTTCTCCTCGATCAGTCTCGCTCTGTAATGAGCCCAAATGTTATTCGGCTCTTGGACTGTTACCAATCCAGCGTTGACTAATGCACTCTCGGTCGAACCATCCGTCCCGATCATCTCACCGACGGTCAAGGTGTTATCTTTCGCGGCAAGTAGTGCCTCGATGATTTTCCCTGCTTGTGGCGGGAACTTTCCTTTCGGTGTAGCAATCAAAGTGATCACTGCATTGTAGTTAATTGACCCTTTCTGGGCTCCTGCTTTATAGTTCTTATCTATCATTTAATTCTCCTTTCTAGTTAATTCTTAAATAACCCTATTTAAGATACAACAATTATATAACCGATTGTCGTGGAAGTAAAGCAGTATAAAGAGTCGAAGATTACCCTAGCGTGGCGATTCGCACGAGTCTTAATCCGCGGATACTTCTCCTTCAACAACCTTTGCATCCAAAGTTCTTTTCTTAATAAGGTTCTCGAGTCGATCGAGTATATCGTCCTTGGACATAGATCGATCTTCGCGGTTAGTATCTCGCGTCTATCAATGTAGAGTCCACCAGCTTTCCCTCGATGGACCTCGGCTGTGATGGCTGCGGATATTTGACCTTGGTCCTTCGCCTCCTCCCTGAGGTCATGTAGAGTAGAGAGGTGTGTCTCCAGGGAAACTGCATCTCTCTCCGAGGCTGCTATTTCCAAGTCAATGAGGTAGTTCCGTACAACTGGGTTATGATTCAGTAATACACTGCCCTGTGTCTTCGCACCCTTCCTGTCCTTTGTATACCCTGCTTTTACCGCGGCATCAGTGGCTGTTTGTCCTTTGAAGTACTCTTTACAAAATAGTTTTTGTTTCGAGTTGAGCGGCTGCCAAATCTTACCGTTATNNTCTACAAATGAATTACCGTCTTCTGTTGGNGTNAACGATGTGTAACTAAGTTGTTTCATTCTACCTCCGAGTGTTGTATAAGGTTATTACAATCATATTAGTTTTATTATCATATAAATAGTTTTCTCATGCCCTCTAGGTAATCTTACCATATGTTTCTAATAACTAATAGAGTTTCTATTAGTTCTGTAGATTCAAACAATAGAGTAACCAAGAGACTTGTAGATTGATTCTATTAGTATATTAGCGATATTAGTACTTTTGCGAATGTTTTTTCAAAAACTTTTTTAATTTACCAGATAACAATACACATAGATTTAATAGAATATGACGGGCGTAAAAAACCCCCGACCAACGCACCGTTGACCGAGGGCAAAGATTAGACGACTATGTATATGTTATCGTTAACGGTCTTCTCGTAATACTCCATGCACTGTAAGTTTGCATGTCATGTATATGTTCAGATACAATCGTATAAGCGTAGTCTTTGTAAACAAATATCTTTACATCACAATCCCAAGTACTTTTGTCAGTGTAGTTATCAAGTGAAACATTTGTTTCGGTTCTTTCAAACGTTATCGTTTCGCTCTCCTTATACTCAGTGAGATCTTCAAGATCTTCTGTATCAAATAACGCTGCTTCATTACCGTAAAAGTCTTTCGTAAAGGTACATATTTCAGTTTGCATCGGGCAACTCGTCTTTTCCCAATGGTCAGTGTTATGTACACAATCTAACCAGTTATCAAACTGGTCTTGATGTTTTGCATGTTCTTCGTAAGTTATTCTATCCATATTATTTCTCCTTTTTTATAAATACTTTTTGTTAAACTGTGGTTCTCTGGTCATAGTAAACCCAGAACATCCGTCAGGACTGTATGCTATCCTTACATAATAGATATAATCGTTATAAACATATATCAATCCTTCGACTCCATAACCAACGGTATAATCTTCGTCTTCCCATGACATCGATACAGTCAGCGTGTTATTACTATCGTTGTATGGAATCTTATTACTCATTAAATCCGTACCTAACTCATCAATATAAAGTTCTGCACCATTGATATCGTAAGCTTCTCGGTTCAACACCTGAGTCCCGAATGGACAACTCGTGTCGTCCCACAGTTTATCGTTAGCATATATTTCGTATATTTTCATATTCTTTCTCCTTTCTTTGTAGTTAAAATCGCTAAAACCTTTTTAGCGTATAGGTATATTATAACTAAGATTTACACACGACTAAAAGCAGTACCCGAGCCTTCGATTCGCCCGACTGCTGACAACGAGCCATAAAAAACCCCCGCATAAGCGAGGGCAAAACCTGAGGGAGCAGGTTTAATAGAGTAGATTATGCACTCCAGCACCATTTACGAGTCATAGGAACTTTAAAGTATTCAGTCAAAGCACTAGCACCTTGGCAACCCGCTAGAGACACGGATAAATAGAAATAATCTCGACTCTCAGACTGAGCCACTTCGATAATACTATAAGAACCACCATCAGAGACAGGGAAATAACAACTATCGTAGATAGTGTGCCACTCCGTCTTATAATGTAAATCTTTTATGAACTCGTCGAAGTGCTCCTCGTTGTGTCCGTCACACTCTTGGAAATGGTAGCCTATCTCTGCGTCATCGTCTATGTCAGTCAAGATAGGGTTAAGTATTGCCTGTACTCTAATGAACTCAGGATCTGGTTCACCATCGTAAACTCCATCTTTCCATTCCATGAACATATCTTTCTTTAATATTGTATCTATCATTTCTTTTCTCCAAATGGGTTAATAATTCCGAACACACTCCAGTTAATGTTCTTATGTTTATGCTTCTTCCTGGAATGTATCCTACATTCTTCTTGGTGTTCAGCTGTTATCATATCGAACACAAAACTCGGTATGTTATGTATCTGCTCGACAAATCGAGACGACTCGCCAACCTTTACCCTCTTATAAACCCGTTTTGATTCGGGGTTAGTGTACCAGTTGGACTTTCGTCCGTCACTGTAGAATCCTTGCGGATATGGTATATTTACAAATGTTGTTTCCATTACGCTACCTCCTCAAGTACTGTGGATTGATAATCTTCGTTCCTAGCTTCTAACTTCATCTCTGCAATGGCTAGTTTGTAGCCCGTGTAGTAATCGTTGACGAACTTTCCGAAGTAGTTCGCTGTTACCCGTGTTTTCGATGCGTCACAAGGTAATCCTGCTTTCGCGTCGTTGATACCTTGGTTATAAGCATCAATCTCTTCTTTAGTTAATATTCTCATATCTTTCTCCTTTCTAGTTAAATCGCTAATATTTATTTATTAGCTATAAATAGTATAGCTAGGAATTAGCGGAAATAAAGCAGCGTACGACGCTATGATTAACGCCACTAAGCCGAACATAAAGAACAATAACATATTGTCTGGGTCTCTCATCAGTCGTACCTCAAGAAATCAAGATGTTCGTTATCTTTAACAATATGAATATTAAAGTCTTTAATAGGTAGCCGTTGATCCATGATCATGTGGTGGTTCTCTGCGAACTCATTAAATGCATCTACCTTAGTTTTTATGGTAGGTTCGTTTACTACTCCCATGATAGGGTCGTCAGGGTAGCCTGTATGCCATCTGAAATCTTCAGGGTTTTTTAAAGTCCGACCGTGTAATCGTTTACTCTTAATAAAGTATCTCATACTGCCCTGCTATTGATATTATATAAATCGACAGTCCCTGTATATACTGTACCACCGTCATGCACTGGTTTTGCATCAACATCTTGTTGGACTACAAATTTCCAATCACCGTAATCGTAAACCAGTATATGAAGATTACATATACCACCAAACCCATAATCGATTTGTCCCGCATCTTGATAGACGACAGAAGTAAGATGGGTAGCGAGTACATTCAAAGCCATTCCGCCATCCTCGCCGACCAATCGACGATCATTATTATTCAACATATCGATAATTTCTTTTAATTCTTTTTCCATAGCTACCTCCCGATAGTCCCTAAATCGTCTTTAGTTATATATTGATAAGCTCCTTTATTGTAAGCTGGAGCAATCTGTTTTTTACGCTGTTCAGCTAACTCATTGGCTGCGGTTTCACCACAACCTAAACAAGTCATATAGCCAAGGCTTCTACGTCCTTGGCTAATAATCTCGTCGCATATAGTGCAATCATTCATAGTAAATCTCCTATAGTTTTTTTACCTATATATAGTATAAAGCCGAGCATAGCGAATAAAAGCAGCCTTGCACTACCACCAGCACACCATTACCGCACCACGCTCACTCGCACAGCGTAATAACAATTCCAGGTCTTGTATTTCTTGGTAGGTATACTCGGCTTCCATTCGATCTGTTTTATAAACAATAGTTTCTGGTTCTAAGGTTTGTTCCAGATGTTTAGCGTCCGATTCGACCGAGTGGAGTAGATCAGCTAGAGCGTCAGCCTGTTCTTTTAGCTGTTGAGCTGTAACATGGGCTAACTCGTCATCGGCTTCTAAATGCCATAGATACTCGTCTTCCATCAAGTCATCCATTAAAGGCTCGTACCATTTACCTCGAAACGATCCGTCGGCACCGTGACCGCTCATCATCCCACCACATAAACTCACGTCTTTTATACGTGGCTCATCTTCTGATGTAAAATTTTTATCACGGTCATTACCGTGAACAATATAACAATCTAATCCCATAACTAGTCCTCCGTTGGATCCCACTCGGGGTTATTAAATATTTCTTGGCGTAACTCTTTAAAAGTCATCTCGCTGTTAGAGATCATTGTAAGGATCTCTACAGCGTTGTTTCCAGTAGTTTCTAACCAACACTGCACCTGTCCCTCACTTACATGAGGAACTATGTGTTTTAGAAAATCGTTAGCGTACTGTATGTCTGAAGGTCTACTCATCAGTGCATCTCCTTATCGGTAGGCATCATAATAACTTCCATATACGGTTCTTCTATATGATCCTCGGGCATCCACTCGATCGTATCAGCATTATAACTGCCGTTTATAGTCTCACCCTCATCATCATAACCAACAATAATGGCACGACCTGCTAATGGCTGATGGAACTCAGTTAACTTAAAGTATCGCTGATCGTTTTTAAGTAATGCTTCATCGTCAACAACCACCATCGTATCGTCACTTAATGTAACAACGTCCAGGGGTCCATCAAGTTGCATATGCTTTTTAGCGTCGGCAAAGGTAGAGTCTTCCGACAACTCTACCTCTGTAACAGTTTGCTCGAACGGGTCTATAAGTAGTCCGCTAATCATCTTGGGTAAACCGATATATCTAAATCGATACTATCAACATCAGCAGCAAAGCTCATATCTCCGATAGCATCTTTCGCAGCATCTACAGCATTATCATAAGTCAGCTGATCTTGCTCTAGCGTATCGATACGAGCAGTTAACACAGATAATGTATTAAGCACTTTTTGCTCGGCTTCTTTCGATAAATCAGCAGGGTCGATAACTCTCGGCTGTAGGTCATCTAAGACATCGGTAATACGATGCAA